TTGTTTGTCTTTCCTTTGGCATACTTATTTTCTCCGAATTTTTGTTTTAACGGGCTTTCTTGTTGTCGGTGGGTAGTTGTTGGGCGACCACATTTCAGACCGCCCTGCGTCTTTAAAATGTCCTTTCCGCGTCGTAGGTGTAAATTAGATTGCCGTTCTCGTCCTTGCCAGTCGGCTTCATAACGCCTTCGAACATCTTGTAGGGCGATTGCCCTGCCTGCGGATTGTTCCAAAGCCAGCGCATATACGCCGCCATTGACATTCCGTAGAATTTGGCGCGATTCTCGGAACTATTGGCGTTATAGCCATTCGCACGACCCCAAAAGTAGCCCGAATGCAGGCTTTCAACATCCGCCTTGATGTCATCCCAGCGCACCTCGCCCCGTTTCTTGCAGATTTGCAAGGCTTCGCAGAATTGCCCGTGCGAATAGTTCCAGTCAGCAGGCAAGCCACAACAAGAGCCGTTACAACACAACTCCTTGAAGTGAGCGTCGCTTACATAAAAGCGCATCCCGATTTCGTCGCACACGTTCTTCATGTTGTAGATGAACGGGGCTTTCACTTTTCGATTCAGCCGTAGATAGCCGCTCGATACGCTATACTTCTTGTAGAACTCCATGAGGTCGAAGCCACACAACTCGGAAAGTTTCGGCATATATTCCTTGAGCGTGTTGCTACGCTGCTCCACGCAAAAGAACTCCGTTGACAATGCTGTTGCCCCCCGATTGCCTGCCTCGCGTATAAGGTCAAGATACGTCGGGTTTGACACGCCGATGATGAACGGGCGTAGGCGAAGTGTTGCACCGCCTGCGTCAGCCTTTGCGATGCGCTCAATGGCTTCCAGCCTCTCCCGTGGTGTTGGCACTCCGCGCTCAATGACACGCGCCTTGCTCTCGTCAAGCGTGATGATCGAGAACTTGAAGTTCCAGTTCCTCTGACCGCGCACAAGTTCCATGTACCGCTCGTCCTTTGTCCACCACGTTGCCTTCGTTGAGAAGCACAACGGGTAGTCAATCTCCTTAAAAAAGCGCAGAAGTTCCAGCGTTACACCGTACTTGCGCTCGAAGCCGTCGAACTGGTCGGAAAGACCGCCCCATTGCATAACGCGGCGTTGTTTGATGTACTCTGCGAACTGACCGCCATACTTGTCGGGTTCGCTGAACATTCGCTTTATGCGGTCGGGGCTGACGGATAGAACGTCTTTTCCGAGGTAGTGTTCCTTTCCCCTGCCGACGGCGCGTTGATACTGGCTAAAGCAATACATGCAACCGAACGAGCAGTTGTTGTATGTGTCGAACGTCATCGGCATTGAGCAATCCGCTATCTCCGCCGTCCAGCGTGGTGAGTCATAATGAGCCATGTCTATATTTCGAAAATTGATTTGTTAATTGTTGCCCTTGCGCCAACATACCGAATTTCGTTCTTCCTTGTCGGGTGCCTCCTAACAAGGTTTCCGTATTCGTGTAGCAGGCGGTTTGTACATTCCGCGTTGACCTTGTCCCCGTCCGCGTGCCACAACTCGTAAGAACCGCCCCTGCTATGGTATGTAGCAAGCAGGCACACGTCATTGAATCTCAACGTCTTGTTGCCCTTCGCAACGTGCCGCAAGATATACTCAAAGTCTTCTTTCAAGGGGTATCTGCGGTTGAATGGCTGCTCTGACGGGTCAACAATGCCCATGAAGCACCCCAGCATCTGCAAATTGTATTGCATCGTGTGCGACATGAAGAACTTGTTGCTGACTGGGTAGCAGCCAAAAACCCTCGCCCCTGCAAGTTTCGTGACCGCGAAAGCCTTGTGGATAAACCCGTCCATTTCGCCCTTCGTGTCAATTGTCTTCAACTGGTTGTCGCGTGTCAAGTATTGTATTCCGCGCACCTTGTCGCTCATCATAACGACGCTCGGGTTTCCACAATGCTCCGTCAAGTACTCAAGTATCGTGTTCTTGTTGTCGCACACGTTCTCCCCCTCCCTAAACAAGATTGTAGCCATGCCGTCGTAACGGGCTTTGTAGTCTGCGTAGTCCCTTTCGCATTGCACGGCGAGGATGATGCGCTCTCTTGGGTAGCCCATTGCGTTGAGCAGGGTCAAGAACGGCTGCTTGTCCTTTCTATTGTAGGAGGCTATACCCCAGTAGAAGTCATTTTGCATTGCACACCCTCCCCCTCAATTCGCTTGTTGAAAGACCATGCCCCCTCTGATTGTAGATCAGCCGGATGCCGAGTTCTTCGCAGGCTTTCTTTCCCGTAAATTCGTGACCAATATAGTCACTACCAACAAAGCGCACGTCTATCCGCCTCCCGTATGTGCGTATAGCCAACTCCAAGTCCTTTTCGTCGCTGCAAGCAACGACCTCGTCAACGCCCTTGCAATTCGCAACTTGGAAGAAGCGTTCGAACAAAGACTGGACGGGCTTGTTCTTCCCAGCCCTATCGTCCACTCCAGCCATTACCGCCACAATGAGGTAGTCGCAGAACAACCTGCAATCTTGTATCATTGCAACGTGCCCAGCGTGGAACAAGTCGCCAACAACCGAAGTGAAGCCGACCGTCATCCCTTTGTCTTTTCCTCTTTCCATATTTGCCTATTTATCAAGTCTTTTAAGACGCGCTCCGCCTTCTTGCTTCCGCTCTTGATTGCGTATGGGAGTATGCGGATGTAATGCGTCAACTCAAGAGTAATGATCTCCGCAAGTTCCTCTTCCGTGAACTGGGAGTCGTACAATGGAAGCAAGTGTTCGTAGGTCTTTCCGTTGCCTATTGCAGCACCAAGCCCGTTGAGCGACGCGCGGAACTTTGCCGCGTCAAGCATCCATGTATTCCACTTCCGCACGCACGGGTCTATCAGCGCGAGCCCGTATTTGGCGTGTATGATGTTCTGCGCGGACATATCCCCGTGGCAGAATGTAGCCCTGCTGAATCCGTTTCTCTCCTGCAAGTCTTCTGCCAGCACCTCCCCGACCCGTTGTACCGAAGCGTCGTCCATCGCGCTTGCAGCCTTTCCGAGGACGTATTTGTAGTATTCGTTTTTATCGTTCTGCCCAAAGACTGGCGTCTGCTCAAACAAGCGTAGTATGTTGGTAACGTAGTCAATGAACGACACGTCGATTTCATCTTCAAGCAACTTCCCCTCTATGTATTCCATTTGCATATTCCCGTTTCGGTAACTGAATACCTTCGGAACAATAAAGAAGCCCCTGCCTATCTCCGTCGCCTGCTTGTACCAAACGGCAACCTCATCGGCGTTCTCGCAGTACTTGTGTACCCTCTTGCCGACCTTCCAAACCTCTTGTCCGCTAAAGCCAGTCATCTTCCGTATTCCATGTTCCTGCACCTCTTGCGGTGACAAAGCCTTGTCGTCAACATAGAAGTCGCCCATCTGCTTACCGAAATAAAGCGCGTCGTACGGAACGTCGTTTTCCTTGAGCCACACCTCTATCGTCTTTCGGTTCTTTTGGTCAGCCTTTTCCACATCCCCAGCACAAGACAACATACCTCGGGCGGTGCTTATAATGATTGTAGCACCCATCTCATGAGCCTCCCGTATGCGCTCTATAACGCCGTTGTATGGTATGGCGTGCGGATAGTCGCGGAAACTCGCCTGCTGAATGGTATCGTCCAAGTCAAATATTATCCTCATGATAACTCGTCAATATGATACACAACTTTTTCGATACTTTCAAGACCAAGTATCTCGGCAAGTTCCTGCGCACGTTCAGCAGGGTACACGATGATAACGCGTTCGTTTGCAACCTCGTCTTCGCCCTGCAACTTCGGCAACTCGTCGGGCGTAAGGTCTTGCCCCTGCAATTCTGGAGGAAGCACACCACCGACGGGCGATTCCGTTCCTCCGGCTGCACCCCCGTTTCCGTTGCCGCTCCACTCCGTCGGGGCTGGTGTCCAAACGTCCATTCCCCAGTCGCCGAGGTCAGCCGTGTCCCAGTCCTTGTCAAGCAGCGTCCAGTCCCATTGACCGAACGACACGTTGTCCTTAATGATGAACTCCTTTTTCTCGCGCTCGGTAAGCGTTGCAGCCTGCACGACCTCTACTATCGGGTTGGCAAGCCAGCCAGTCCAGTACGAAAGAAGCGTCGCCTGCTCGCCGCCCGTGCGCTCGTTGTAGTCCTTAAGCGTTGCCAGCCTTGCCGCGATGTCCTTTTCGCTCATTTGGCTGATAGCCTGCAATGCCTTTAGACGCATATTGCCACCGAGTGCCACGTTTGCCTCGTCAATAACGACTGGTCGCATTGACAACATCTTCGGGAAGACAAGAATTGAGTTTATTAACTTCTGCATCTTGCCGTCCGTGATTGTTCTTGGGTTTCGATCATTGAGGGCGATCTGCCCTAACTTCAGTTGTTCCGTTTTCATGCTTACTTTGTTATTTCTTATTTTTGTTAAATTCTCTCCCTGCTACGATGTCTTGCTCTGCGTGGGCACTTTATTACCCTACAATGCAAAAGCCCGTCAAATCGCTTTAAAATGCGTTTGGCAGGCTTGTTCCGACAAAAGCCTATTCCTATCGGGTGAATACGGACACTCTGCAAGG